GCGGCCCGTCGGTTTACCAGGCGGCTGCCGGCGGTATCCAAAGCGTCAACGGCGGCTTCACGGGTGGCGTCAACGGCTCTACGCGGAACTACCTGATCTGCCTGGACACGAGCGGCGCTGTGTCGATAGTCCCGGGCCCGATCGTGGACTCTGCCGAGCTGGCTGCTGGCCGCGTGGCGCTGATGTTCCCCGACTCGCCCAACGGCGTGTGCCCGGTCGCTGCTCTGCGCATCGCGCTGACGGCTGGCACGACCTTCACTCCCGGTTCGACCGACCTGTCGGCATCCGGTGTGACGGACACGTTCTACAACCTGGCCACCGTGCCGGCCAACCCGCTGACTGCCTAAGTCGGCAGGGGGTCACCTTCGGGTGGCCCCCACCCTTGAACACCAGGAGACTTCACCATGACCAATCGCACCGTCAACAGCTACGAGCGCAACCGATCCGTTGCGTCCGAGGACGTGGACATCGTCAACCGGGTTACGCCCGCGGCCGAGGCTTCATCGCCAGGCGGGGTCGAGATCGACACCGATCGTGTCATCCGCACCGACCAGATCGACGAAGAGTCTTTCATGCGAGACGAGCTTGAGGTTCACTTCAACGAGCCGGGCAACGAGAACGAGCCCAGCTTCGTCGAGGTCAACGTCAACGGCGACTACCGCATGGTGGTCCGAGGCGATACCGCCAAGCTGCGCAGGTATCACATTGCTGTGCTGGCCAACGCCAAGCAGTCGCGTGTGCGCCAGCGCAAGATCGTTGCGCCAGACGGCAGCATGGGCTTCCAAGAGGAGAACGTGCTGTCTTTGACTTACCCCTTCCAGGTCATGCACGACCCGAACCCTCGGATGGGTGTGCCCTGGCTCAAAAAGCTGTTGTCGCAGCCGGTCTGATAGATGAACTACCTGCAGCTCGCGCAACGTCTGGCCGTCGAGTGTGGGGTCGCCGGTGGCGGCCCTGCCTCTGTTCTGGGTCAGACTGGCATGTACCAGAAGCTCGTGAACTGGACCAACGACGCATGGGTCGAGATCCAGGGCATGCACGACAACTGGAGCTGGATGCGCCAGCCGTTCACCTTCGAGACAGTCGCCAGCACTGGTGACTATCTGCCAGCCAGCATCACCAACACGGTAACCAGCTCCCTGATGACTGACCTTCGGTACTGGTGGAAGGACACCTTCCGCTGCCAGAAGAAGAGCATTGGCGTGCAGGACGAGCAGTGGCTGGTGGAGTGGGAATACCAGGTATTCCGCAACACCTACCGCTTCAACGTGCAGGTCAACGGCCGGCCTGTGGTTTTCGCGATCAAGCCCAACGGCAAGGCCGTCATGCTGGGCCAGATCCCTGACGACGTCTATCAGATCAGCGGCGAGTACCAGACCCTGCCGACGTCGATGACTGCGGACGCTGACGTGCCGGCCGCGCCCACTCACTTGCACCTGGCCATCGTCTACAAGGCCATGCAGTTCTACGGCCTGTTCGAGGCTGCTCCTGAGGTGCTGAGCAAGGGCAACACCGAGTTCAGCCGGCTGATGAATCAGCTCGAGCGAGAGCAGCTCCCTGAGCTGTATCTGGGGAACCCGCTGGCTTGAGTCGCAACATGCAACAGGCCCAGCTACCCAAGGTCCAGTACGAGCTCATCACCCTTGGTGGCGGCCTTGACCTGGTCACGCCATTGCTGTCGCTGCCACCCGGCGTGGTCCGCACTGGAGTCAACTTCGAGTGCTCCATCACGGGCGGTTACACGCGCGTTGCTGGCTACGAGCGATTCGACGGCCGGCCCAGCCCGTCAGATGCTACCTACACCACCCTGACCGCTGCCATCACTGGGTCGATCGTGGCGGGCAACACCATCACCGGCGCCACCTCCGGCGCGACGGGTGTCGTGTTCCTTGTCAGCGGATCGACCGTCGCCTTCACCAAGGCTACCGGCACGTTTACTGCGGGGGAGACTATCCGCGTCGGGGGTGTTGGCCAGGGCACTGTGACTGCGCTGGAGCCTGCCACGCCGCTGACTTCGCAGCAGTCGGCGCAGTACCTCAACCTTGCTGCCGACGTCTACCGGGCTGACATCGGCACGGTGCCCGGGTCTGGTCCGGTTCGTGGCGTGGCCTACTACAGCGGCACCGTGTACGCCTGGCGGAACAACGTCGGCGCCACTGCGTTGGCCATGTACAAGTCCTCCGCGTCGGGCTGGACGTTGGTCTCCTACGGCTTTGAGATGTCGTTCCAACACGGCACCATTGCCTTGGTCGATGGCAACACGATCACCGGCCAGACCAGTGGCGCGACAGCCACCATCAAACGAGTGGTGGTTGAGTCTGGATCCTGGTCCGGCAACGACGCCGCCGGCCGGCTGATCTTCGCTTCAGTCACTGGGACCTTCCAGGCCGGCGAAAACCTGCGGATAGGGTCTACCACCTACGCCCATGCAGTGGCGGCTCAGACAGCCATCACGGCCCTGCCCAGTGGCCGTGTGGAGACGGTGGTGGCCAACTTCGGTGGCAACGTCAACACGACCAGGCTGTACGGCTGCGATGGCGTCAACAGGGCCTTCGAGTTTGACTTTGTGCAGCAGGTCTATGTGCCGCTGGACACCGGCATGGCGGACGACCGGCCAAACCACATTGCGTTCCACAAGAGCCACCTGTTCTTGAGCTTCGGCAGCTCGGTGCAACACTCGGCCATCGGCGACCCATATCTGTGGAGTCCCATCTTTGGCGCGGGCGAGATCGCGCTGATCGACAGCGTGACGGCGTTCCTCGTGCTGCCTGGCGACCAGTCAACGGGTGCCATGGCGATCTACGCCGACGACAACACCTTTATGCTGTACGGCACAAGTTCAGAGAATTGGAATCTGGTGTCCTACAACGTGGGCACCGGTGCCAAGCCGTACAGCGCACAGAACCTGGTGTCGAGCTTCGCGTTCGACGACCGGGGGATCATGAGCCTGACGACGACGCTGAACTACGGCAACTTCGATGCCTCGGCCCTGACGCTAAACATCCGCCCGTTCGTGCAGCAGCGTCGCAACAAGGTGACCGCCTCGGGCGTGAACCGGGAGAAGTCGCAGTACCGCGTCTTCTTCAGTGACGGCTCCGGCATCTACGCGACTCTGTTCAACGGCAAGTACATGGGCTCGATGCCTGTGGAATTCCCAGACGCCGTGAACTGCATGTGCGATGGGGAAGACCCCGATGGATCTGAGACGGCGTTCTTCGGTTCTACCGATGGGCGCGTGTACCGGCTTGATGTGGGCACGTCGTTTGACGGGGACGAGATCGGTGCATCGATCATCCTGACCTACAACTTCGCGAAATCCCCGCGGATCCTGAAGCGCTGGCGCCGAGCATCTCTCGAGGTCGACGGCACCGCCTACGCCGAATTCTCGTTCAACTACTCCTTGGCCTACGCCTCGACGCAGGTGCCGCAGGGTGTGCAGGAGTCGTACTCGACGAACCTGTCGGCGAGCTTTTGGGACAACGTCAACTGGGACAACTTTGTCTGGGACGGCCGCACGCTTGCGCCGTCTGAGGTCGAGGTGGTTGGCACGGGCGAGAACATCGCTGTGCAGATCGCGTGTAACTCGGACTACTACTCGCCGTTCACGATCAACTCGGTCATTCTTCACTACAGCATGCGCAGAGGACTTCGATGAGCAACCCGTACTACAACGGGGGAGCATTCCCCGCGACCGGCGCGCCGGCAACTTCGTCCTCCATGCGGGCCGAGCTTGCTTCAATCTCGACTGGTTTCGACAAGCTGCCGACTCTGTCTGGCAACGCCAACAAGCTCGTCACGGTCAACTCATCCGGCACGGCGCTGGAAGCCGTCAGCGTGCTGCCGTCGCTGACCATCACTGACACGAACCTGGTGGTGGAAGACAACGCCGACAGCACGCGCAAGTTCAGGTTTGAGGCCAGCGGTATTACCGCGGGCGCGACCCGCGTGCTGACGGTGCCTGACGCCAACATGACGTTGGTGGGGGCGGACACGGTCCAGACGCTGACGAACAAGACGATCAACCTGACGAACAACCTGTTCACCGCCACCTCGGCGCAACTGGCTGCGGCTGTCACGGACGAGACTGGCACAGGCTCTTTGGTGTTTGCCACCTCCCCCACGCTGGTGACTCCTGCCTTGGGCACTCCCACCTCGGTCACGCTGACCAACGCCACGGGGCTTCCTGTATCAACAGGTATTTCTGGGCTAGGTACTAACGTAGCTACTGCTCTTGCAGTTAATGTCGGTACTGCTGGCGCATTTGTAGCTAACGGCGGGGCTCTGGGTACGCCATCGTCTGGAACTTTGACCAACGCCACGGGCTTGCCTCTCTCGACGGGCGTTACGGGCACATTGGCTACGACGAACGGCGGCACGGGGCTGACCTCTTTCACCTCCGGTGGGGTGGTGTATGCCTCCAGCACAAGTGCGCTGGCTACGGGGAGTGCGCTGACGTTTGATGGGACGAACTTTGCGGTTAGCGGTGTTGGAGTTTTTGGGGCCGGAACAACGAAGCTACGAACCTATTCTGATAGCACATACAGCGGCATCTTCAATGGCGCATCCCTTGCGACAGCAGAGTCCTTTTACATGGGCGCAGGGGGTCAGTTTTTTTATGTGGCAGGCTCCGAACAAATGCGCCTCACCAGCACCGGGCTGGGGATTGGGACGAGTTCGCCAAGCAACCCGTTGCACATCAACGCTGCGGCAGGGCTGTCTGTTGCGAGGTGGTCAGACTCAACTAACGGTTTGCTTGGCTTTATTGGTTCTGCTTCTGGATTGATTTCTGGGGCACCAACAAACCAAATTGCTATTCGCGCTGAAAACGGACTGCGTCTTTCAGGGCAAGGTAACAACACTTCGGCAATTATCGACTCCTCCGGCAACCTCGGGATTGGGACGAGTTCGCCGCAAAAGAAGCTGCACTTGTACGACGGAAATGGCGTCGTTGGGGCTTATCAGCAGATCATCGAGGGCTACATTGGCGGCTACGGCGCGGGCATCAGTTTCCAGTCCGTTCTTGGTGGCAGCAGCACTCTAGCTGAAATGGCCCGCATTACTGCGGACGGAGAGAGTCCGTGGAACACAACCGCGACCACTCAAGATGCGGGACTTCGCTTCTATACCGCGCGTGACGGCACCGTAAGCGAGAAGATGCGTCTCGACTCCTCCGGCAACCTCGGCTTGGGGGTGACGCCGAGTGCGTGAATCGGGAAACTCCAAGTAT